TCGTACCGCCAGAGTTCAGCCATCGTCGCCTCCTCAGTACACGAACACGATGTCGCCCGGGGCGCCGCCCGACGGCGCTCCCGCAACGTTTGTCATCGTGATGCGGCCCAGCCCGTCGCCGCCACCTCGCCCATAGACCAGGCCGGAGAAGACTGGCGCGGAGTTCCAGGACACGAAGCCGGCGTCATTGAAGAGCTGCGACACCGAGCCAGGCCGGCCGGCGATGTTGCCCCACGGCACGACGATGCTGTTGCCCAAATGCCCGAGGCCCGCCTTGCGCAGGTAGCCGTCGCTGCCGTTGGTCACCATCACCTGGCCGATCCCGGGGTTCTCGTCGTTCCCCGATCCTTGGTGGAAGTGCGTCGCCAAGACCTGGCCGGCGCTGTTGCGCAGGACCACCGTCCCACCGGTCGGGCTGCTGTCGGCCCCCATGCCGGTGATTCCGGGCGCGCCGGTCACGCGGCCCCAGGGCACGGACCCGGCCGCCAGTTGGCCGCTGCCATCGAAGTACCACTTCCACAGCCCGTCGCTGACGGCGTAGATGCCCGTCGCGCCATCGCTCGCGTTCACCATCAGCGAGTACAGCCGGGCGGTGTCGCTGAACTGGATGCCGGCCCAGCCATTGGCCGCGCCCGGCAACGACAGCGAGGTGTACGACACCGGCGGAATGTTCTTCAGGTAGCCGGTGGCCTTGTCCACCCAGCTGCTGCCGTTGAACTCCTGGATGAGCCCGCCGCTGAAGCGCTTGGCGCCCGCCGGCGGGCTGGCGATGGCGCCGACGTAGGCGGGGTCCAGCCACTGCGCGAGCGCGCTGAAGGAGCCCCGGATCTGCGGCAGGACGCCGGTGTCGTATCGGTCGGTGGTGACGGGTTTGCTGAAGTCGATCGGCATGGTTGTCGAAGTCGTCGAAAGTTCGGTTGTCGTGTTGTGAGGGACGGTTGGATGGTCAGTAGCCTCGGGCCGTCCACCCACCCGAGCCGGTGACCTTCTGGCCGGTCTGCGGATTCAGGAGGTAGACGGTGAAGCCGGTCGGGTTCGGCACGTCGGCGAAGTCCACGATGGGCAGCAGCGCGGTCGTGCCGTTGGCCTGGCATAGCGGCGTGTCCGCGTCGATGAAGGCGACGCCGAAGGGCACGAAGACCCCCGCGGCCGCGTTCGTGATCACGAAGCGGCCCGAGTCGGTCTTGAGCTTGTTCGACAGCTTCACGTCCAGGCTCGTCACGCGGATCAGGTTCGCCCCGGCGCTGCAGCTGAAGGTCAGCACGACGCGCACATACCGGAAGCTCGCTGCCAGCACGCTGGTTGCCCCCGCCGCAGCGGCTGTCCAGGCGTCTGCACTGCTCAGCTTGGTGTAGATCTGGCAGCTCGTCGCGACCTGGCCGGCGATCACCGTGGCGCCCACGGTCACGGTGACGATGGTCGGCGGCAGCGCGGTGCCGTAGTCGAAGGTCTCGTCGTAGGTACCGCTCGAGGTGCTCGGCTCGGCGTACAGCGGGAAGCCGGCGTCGATCTGCGCCTGGGGCGTGGTCCAGCCGCGCGACTCGAAGTGCTGCGACCAGGTCTCGGGCGCTACCGGGCCCGTCAGCACGCCGTCCTCGACGTACAGGTTCGTCGCGGCCCCCGAGAAGGTCGAGCGGATCTGCGTGCGCAACACGTAGTCGGGCGGCTGGTTGATCGTCGCGGCGATGCCGACCGGCGTGCCGGTGTTCCCGGCGCTGTCGAAGGCCGCGACCCAGTAGGTGTAGACGCCCGCCTGCTGCTCGAAAATGGCCGTGAAGGTGCTGTTGCCGTTCGAGCCGACGGTGGTGCCTGCCGCCCAGCTCGCGCCCTTGCGGACCTCGTAGCGATCGATGGGCAGGCTGCCGGTGGCCGGAGCGGTCCAGTACAGCAGCGCGTTGTTGTCGACCACCTCGGCGCGCGAGTTGACGATCGCGCCGGGCACGGTGACCACTGTGTCGACCGACGTCGGCTTGCCGCGGTTGCCCTTCACGTCAATCGCCACGACCCACCAGCGTCGGGCACCGCCCCAGTCGATGCGGCGCAAGTGCCGCGTGACCTGGAAGAAGCCGACGACGGCCGCCGTGGCGAAGCTGTCCCCGAAGCGCAGCTCGTAGCCGTTGATCGCGAAGGCGCCCGGCACCCCGGCGTAGTCGAGCTGCAGGTCGGTGCCGGTGATGGTCGCGCTGAGCGTCGAGACAGTCGGCGCCGCCACGGTGCCGCTGACACTGGCCGGCGCGCTTCGGTTTCCCAGCGCATCGACCGCGGCCACCCAAGCGGTGAACGGGCCGCTGCTCTGCACCGCCCACAGGTGGGACGTGCCGCCCAGCTGCTCCAGCACCTGCGCGCTGTCCCAGCCGCCACCCTGCCCTGCGTTCACACGCCACTCGTAGCCAACCACGTCCGGCTCGGTGTTCTTGGCGCATTTCAATCGCACCCCGAACGGCTCGAAGCCCGCACTGAGGTCGGTCGGCGCCGACGGCGGCAATGCGGCCATGACCCCGGTCACGCGGTAGTCGTAGGCCTGCACCTCGGCCAGGCTCTGCTCGGCCGCGCCGAAGAAATTGAAGCTCGTGAATTTGAAATGGATCGTCTTGCCTATCATGGCCAAGTCCAGCGGACCGCTCTTGCCGATCGCGCTGTCGACACGCACGAAGGGATCGTTGGTGGCGTGCCCGCTCACCGGCGTGCCGTGCGCGCCGCGCACCAAGCCGGACAGCCCGTACGCGCCAGGCGCGAGCAGCGCGGCGCGCTCGTAGGCGATGTACTCGGGCTTGGCGCCACCGATGTAGCACAGCGTGCCCAGCGCCGCGGCGTCGGCCGCGCTGGTACTGATCAACTGGCCGCTGGTGCTCACCGCGGTGCCGTCGTTCGTGATCGGCAGCGTGAGACGTCCATAGCGCGCCGGCCCGTGCAACGTACTGACCTTCTGGTAGTTCAGGCCGTCGACGCTGACCCAGACCGTGCACCCGCCCCAGGCCGGGCTGCTGCCCTTCACCGCGGCATACACCTCCAGCCCGGTCTGCGTCAGGCTGACCGGCGCCTCGAACATCACCGGCGCATCCACGTTGCCCGGCGCGGCGTTGTAGTCGTGCTGGTAGCCGGTGTTGATCTCGCTCGGGTACATCGTGGCGCTCGCCACACCGGCCGGGAAGTCCTCGGCCGTGACCGTCAGGTCGCCGTCGTCGTTCTCCTCGTCGGTCGCGGTGATGCGCACCGGATATCGGTCGAGGCCCATCCCCTCGTCGGTGAGCGTGACCAGGTCCATGGGCTCGAGCAGACTGAAGTTCGCCGGCAGCTTGAACTTGTAGGTCGCGCGGATGTACAGCGATCGCTGCAGCAGCAGCTGGGCCACGAGGCGGGCCACAGCGCCGTCGGTGATCCAGTCCGCCTTGAGGATGCCTTCCGAGCGCAGGCCGTGCGCGTCGATGTCGGCCTGGTCCTTCGCTTCGGCGACGTCGATGTTGTAGCCGTTCGCTCGGTTGCGGTACTGGACCCTGAAATGGTTCTTGGCGTCGGCCGGGCTCTTGCGCTCGATCTGCACCGGCGGCTCGCCGGGCGACGGAATGAAGTGGTCGTCGGTCAGGTCGTAGACCGGCGTCGTGTTGGGCGTGTAGGTGCGGCCCAGCCCCGCCTCGGCGCTGTCGCCGTAGGGGATCATCTTGAGCTTGCCGGCACTCCACACCGGGGCGGTGTTGGTGAGTTTGCCGAGCTGCTCCACCAGCTCGGCCGCGGTCATCTGTTCGGTGAGCGCCGGCGACATCACCAGGCCCGAGGCCACGCAGTAGTCGGACCAGGCCTGCATGCCGTCGAGCCGGCTGCTGTCGAAGTTGGCGCCGTAGCGGCCGTTGGCCAACATGTCCAACAGCACCAGGCTCGGGTCGACGTCCGTCACGTTGCTGCCGAGTGCGTAGGCGAGATTGCCCTGGACTTCGAACATGTGGTTCTCGACCTGCGCCGAGCCGCCCAGGTCGTAGTCCTGTGCGCAGACATACGTCAGCCCGCTGTAGCCGATGGCCTGTTTCGGGAAGGCCCCGGCCAAGTAACTCCACGGCTCCTGCGCCAGTGCGCCGGGTTTGAAGCTCATGCCGAGCTCTTCGAGCGCGGACTTCGTCTCGCCGCTCTTCTTGACCTGGTAGCTGACGATCAGCTCACAGCCGCGCCAGAACTCGTCCAGCATCGTGAGCTGGGTGCCGACCAGGACGTAGTCCACCCCGTTGGCCAGCAGGGTGGGCGCGCCTTCGTGGTCCGGATAGACGACCTTGTGCAACGCGATCAGCCCCGGGTTGAGCGTGAGCTGCATGGGGCCGTCGCTCGGCACCCGGTAGGTGTCCTGCACGTTCAGCAGTTGATCCGGCGTGGTGCCGCCGCTGTACAGCTTCTTGCCGCGCCAGATCCGCGGCACGCCGACGCTCTGTCCGTGGCACAGGCCCATCATCACGGACGCGCTGTAGGTGTACGTGGTGGTCTCGGAGGTGACCCCGCCGCCGCCCTTCCCAGCGGATTGGCTGGTGGTGTGCGGGATTGCCTTGAAGTCGCCGTACCAGATCAGGTTGCCGCTGATCTGGTTGACGCCGTAGACGACGGGGATGGTCACGCCCTGGGCGCTGCTTTGCAGCTTGAGCGCCTCGATGCGCGTCTCGCTGCTGGAGATGGTGGTACGGCCGCCCATGTCAGGCCTCCGTGGCAGCTGGTGCAGACGCCTGCACGGGATCCGCCGCGGCACTGCCAGTCGACGCCCACAGCGTCCAGAACTGCACCGGCCGACCGGCGAGCGGGGCTTCGTCCAGCCGCGTCAGGATCACCGCCTGGTTGACGTAGGCGTGCAGCACCACCTCGTCCTTCACCAGCACCCCGCCGTGGCTAAAGGTGCGGCCGAAGCGGAAGAGCGCGATGTCGCCGGCCCGTGGGCGGTCGGTGCGCACCGCCCCTGCCCGCTCCAGCCACTGCATGTACAGCTCTTCGCTGCGGTGCAGGTGCCAGGCGGTGCTGTAGGCCCCCAGGTCGAGCGGTGCGGCCATGCCGGCGGTCTCGTAGATCGCGCACAGGCTCTGCCCGCAGTCCACGCCAACGCCCTTCAGCCGCCCGTGGTGGTGGTACGGGGTACCCAACCAGGTCAGGGCTTCGGCAATCACGGCGTCGCGTTGTTCGGCTTCGGTCATCAGGGTCGTTTCGAGGTGGGTCACATCACGGTCTCGGCGGCCGGCACGTAGGGCTTGCCGCGGAACCGGATCACGTTGTTGAACTTCGCGGCGCAGGTGGCCTGCGTCTTGTCGCAACCGGGGTAGATCGCGAAGGCATCGCCGGGCGAGACGGGGAACGGGAACGGCTGCAGCACCGCCAGCTCGCCACCCGCGCCGTTGGCGGTGTGCCGCTTCACCGTGCGGCCAATGCCCGCGTTCGACCCGGTCGTGAAGCGCACGACCCCGAGATCGAAGTAGCCGGCAGCCTGGCGCTGCGCATGACCGAAGCGGGTGCGCGTCGCATCGCTCGCGCTGTTGGCCTGGCCGGTGACTGTCTTGGCCTCGCGATTCACGCCGCAAGACGCGTCGTAGAGTGTGTTCGGACAGCCGGGCTGGTACACCTCGCCCGGGACCATCGCGTCGAGCTGCTCGGTGTCGCTCTTGATGCTCAGCACCTGCTGCGTGCGGTCGCCCTTCGTCGACGCGATGCGGCCGGTAAACCAGACCAGCGTCCCGGCGATGGGCTGGCCGAGCTGGGCTGCGTACACCGTCCCCATCTCGGCCGCGGGCAGGAATGCGCGCTGCAGCTCCAGCCGTGCGTGCTCGAAGCCACCGCGGGCGATGTAGGCCAACAGCGGCGTGCCGTTCAACCGCAAGGCCCGCTCGTCCTCGTCCAGGTCGGCCGGCAGCTCGTAGACCGTGACGTCCAGGCTGTCGACCTCGATCCCGACGCTCAGCCGCGTGCGGCTGCGGCGCAGGCCCGGCCCGAGCGACCAGGTGGTGCCGTTCACCGTGACGGCCTGGTCGCCGCCGGTCCAGCGCAGCACCTCGCCGCCGGGCAGCGTGAACGTGTAGAGGTCGATGCAGCCCAGCGCGGTCTCGGTGTTCAGCAGCTCGGCCAGGGCGCCGGGCGTCTTCTCCCAGGAAGGCGTTCTCATGCAGCGCTCCTCATGGCTTCACGGTGATCAGCTCGACGCTGCGTGCTTCCCACAGCTGGCGCAGGAACTGCGACACCTCGGTCTCGTCCTGGCGGAACCGCACACGCCAGTAGAAGGTGCCGCTCCACGCGACCGGCAGGCCGACGGCCACCGGAGCGTTGAAGGTCAGCACGCCACTGTGGTCAATCGCGTAGGTGTCCGGCTCGGCCAGCTGACCACCGAGGAAGACCTGGGCGTCGTCCGCCGCAGCGAAAACCGGTTCCACCACACCTCCCCAGGTGCGCACGAGCTGGAACTTCGTCATGACCCCGTTGCCGGTTCCCAGGCGCTGATCGGTCGCGGTGCAGTCGTCCGGGTCCAGGTACAGGAAGCGCTGGGCGGCACCGCCGCGGGCGTTGAAGAAGCCCACCAAGGTCTGCAGCTCGGCGAATCCCTCGGTCTCGCGCAGCACCTCGTAGCCGAGCTTGTAGCGCCAGCGCGGGAAGCTGTAGTAGCGGGTGCGGAACTCGCGTCCACTCGGGGTCTCGCGCACGCCGGTGCGGTGCATGGGCGTGCGCGTGCTGCCCCACTTGAGGCCGGCGAAGGTCGGGAAGATGTCGAGGCTCATCGTGGGCTGCCTTCGGTCTCAGCGCAGTGCGAAATCACGGTTCAGGCTCTTGAGCACCGCGACCAGGTCGCGCTTGCTGGCCATGAAGAACTCGCCGGCCGTCACTCCGCGCAGCTCCACCGGGGCAGGAGGCTCGGCGCCGCCGCCCGCCTGGTCCTGCCCAGCGAGCTGGCGGATCACGTTGGCGTGCTGCTTGGGCAGCACCATCTCTTCCTCGTGGAGCTGGGTGATCGGGTTCAGGCCCGATGGGATGTCGTAGCCGCCCGAGGCGCTCTTGATGCCCTTGCCCAGGCCGGACACCGCCGCGAAGATGGCCGCCATTGCCGCGATGGCCAGGATCGGGCCGACGACCGGGATGCCGGCCTGGGAGGCTGCAGCGCCGGAGCCGGCCTCGGCCGCGTTCGCGCCGACCACGGCCGTCGCTTCGGCCGACTTCACCGCGACGTTGGTGGCCGATGCGGTCGCCTGCATGCCCTGCTCCTGCGTCAGGAAGCCGAGCTTCATCGCCAGCATGCGCGCCTGGCTGGCGATCCACTGGGACATCGGCTCGGTCACCACGTTGCGAATGAACGCGTCCTTGACACCGCCGAACACGTTGGCGAGCGCCTGGCCCCAGGTGCTGGTCTTCTCCAGCAGCCCGTCCAGCGCCGTGCCGAAGCTGTCGCCGATGCCGTTGAAAAGACCGGCGTTGGTGCCCTGCTCTCGCAACGCGGTGTTGGCGCTGGAGGTCAGCGCCAGGCGCTGCTGCTCGTGCTGCTGTTCGATGATCAGCAGCTCGTTCTTGATCCGGGCCAGCTCGACCGGGTTCATGGTCGGATCGGCGCTCAGCAGGTCCAGGCGCCGCTGCAGTGCAGACGCCTGCACGGCGTAGCGCTGGTCCTCCCAGCCGATCTCCAGCTGGGCCAGTTGCGCCTTCGTGATCTCGTCCGCGTCCAGCGCCGCCTTGGCCGCTACCCGCTCCAGGTCGATCTTGCCGAGCGCGAGCTGCTCGCTGGTTCGCAGGCTGTCCTGCTCGATCGCGTCGCGCTGCTGGCGCGCCTCGCGGGCGATGGCGATTTCCAGCTGAGCGGTCTTGCGCTGGATCGCCACCTGGTCGGCCGACGTCATCGTCAGGTTGTCGGTCAGCCAGCGCCAGTAGGCCAGTTCTTCTTCCTTGCTGGTCTCGCGGCCTTGCGTCAGGACGGCCTGCGCGCGCTTCTCCTCGGCGAGCATGGCCTCGTAGTAGCTCATGTACGAGCTGGCGCCGTCCTTGTCCTTGGCGTCTTTGCCCTTGAGCGTTGCGTTGCGCGTACCGCTACCCGATGGGGCGGCTTCGGTCGCGTCCGGCGTGAAGATCGCCACCAGGCGGTCGCGCGTCTCGGTGCTGGACGCGACGATCTTGTCCCAGGCCTGGCTCCACGCCGCGCCGATGCGCGCCGGCCAGCCCATCAGCTCTTCCTGCGCACCCTGCAAGTCGCCGCTGACCAGCTTGTACAGCCCGGAAGCCAGCGAGCGCAGCGGCTCGGCCACGCTCACCACCAGCGCGTTGAGCACCTCCCAGACAATCACGACCGCGTTCTTGAGGCCCCAGAAGACGGAGGTCAGCCCGCCGATCGCGCCGCGCGTCACGGTGATCGCTGTCGGCCCGATCGCGACGAACCACTCGGCGAGCTTGGTCATCACCGGCATCAGCACGTTGCCGATGGTGTGCGTGAAACCCTTCATGACGAGGTTGGCCTTGTCGCCCGCGCTGTCGAAGGCGTTGTAGGCGTCGACCTGCTCCTGGCCGACGATCAATCCGAGCTCGGCCATCAGCTCGGCGTTCTCGCGCACGGTGTCGCTGTTGAGTTTCAGAAGCGCCGAGCTGGCGTCGATGCCCTTGCCGAAGAGCTGGGTCGCGGCGATGTCGCGGTCGGTGCCTTCCTTGAAATCCCCCGTCAGCTTGATCGCGTCGAGCAGCAGGTCGTTCATCGGGCGCAGTGCACCGGCGCTGTCGCGCGTGGCCAGGCCCAGGCGGTTCAGCGCGCCCTCGTCCTCGTTGAGGTGCTTGAGCAGGCCCCGGCCCGCCGAAGAGAGTTGATCGGTGCTCGCGCCCACGTCTTCCAGCGCGGCGATCCAGGTGCTGGCCTGCGAGGCATTCACGCCCAGCGACTTGCCGAGCTGGATGCTCTCTTCCTGGAACTTGGCTGTCTGCTCGATGGCCTTGCCGAAGAGCGCGCCACCACCCAGGACTGCGGTGATCGCGAGGAACTTGCCGCGCACGGCTTCCAGCGGGCCGCTCAGCGTGCCGAAGTGGCCGGCGGCCTTGTCGCCGAACTGCTGGACGTTTTCCAGGCCGGCACGCAGCGCCTGGCGCAAAGGGGTGACATCGCCGTCAACGACGACGCGGGCGCGGGGATCGGTCATGCAGTTCGGTGTTGCTCAATTCAAAGGTCGAGGAAGGCCAGCATCGGGTCATCGGGTCGGCCGTGGGCGACCGCCATGCCTGCACTTCGGGCTTGCTCCATCGCTTGCTCCGGGTCCGTCGCAGCAGGTGCCGCGGAGGTCTCGGGCTTGATGCCGATCGCGAGGGCAATGCGGCGCAGCTGGAGGGCCGCGGGTGGCGTGTGACGCCAGAAGGCGGCGAGTGCGGAGACCTGGGGCAGCGTGACCTCGGCGTCGATGTAGGCCCAGGTCCAGCCCGTCGCGGTGATCAGCCAGGCGTAGAGGTCATTCCAGGCGTCCCCGGCGGTACGCTGACCGAGGACGCCGCGACTTCCCCCAGCGCCACCGGCTTCGTCTCCAGGCCTGCGACCTTGGCGACCACCTCCAGCGCGGCGCTGAGCTGCTCCATCGTGGCGGGCAGCAGCTCGACCTCCTCGACCGACATGCCGGTGCCGGCCGACAGCACCAGCACGATGTCGTCGAAGACCACCTCGTCGAGGCGCCCGATCTTGAACGCCATGCCGGCGCGGGTGAAGGCGGGCAGCAGCTTCTTCAGGCGGCCCAGGGGGATGGGCGCGACCTCGATGGTCTGGGTGCCCAGGGTGATGGTGTTTTCGTTCATGGTCGGGCTCCAGTCAACTGCGTTCGAACAAGCACAGGTAGCCGATCTGGCCAGCCGCGTCAGCGAAGGCCTGGGCGTTCAGGTCGTAGACGCCGTAGTCGTCGTTCTTGAAGGGCAGGCTCACCTTGCTGCTGACCACGCGATTGAGCTTCATGACCAGGTTCTTGCCGTCGTAGCTGTTCTGCAGCAGCAGCGAGAAGGCCGGGGTCGGGCCCATCACGTCGTTGGTCAGCTGGAAGATCTGGCCCTTCGCGGCGTCGGCGCGGTACTCGTAGCTGATGAGCACCGTGCGCTCCTGGGCGGCCGGCGGGAACTTGTACTTGCCGTTCTCCACGGTGTACTGTCCAGCGCCCGGGGGCTGGCCTTCGACCACGGCCGCGCGCTCCAGCTGCTCGCCGGTGGCGGCGTCGAGCACGCCCATGTCGGTGGCAAAGCTGCCCTTCTGCGGTGGTTCGACCACGACCTGGGCGGCCGCCTGGCTGCCCCCTTCGGCGGCCGGCAGCGTCACGGCGAAGTCGAACACCGCGGCGCGGACGCCGGCAGTCGGTGTCTTGCCGAACTGCAGGCTGCCCAGGATCGCACCGTTGATCTCAGCGTACTTGGCCTTGATCTCGATCTTGCCCTTGCCCTGCCCGACCGCGATCGGGAAACGCTGGGCGCCATAGAGCATCTTGAGGTCGACGTCCATTTCCACCGAAAGGTCTTGCATCGTGGCCAGACGCACGGGCGTGGGGTTCGCGAGGGGAGTCCCCAACGCGTCGTACCTGGGTATCGCGACGGCCTTGCCGGTTCCAAAAGTGATCATGTGGTGTGTATGAGGTGGTGGGGTTGGTTCGGAGCGTCAGGTCACGCGCGTCAGGCAACGAGTCCCAAGTCGCCGGCCCGGGACAGCGCCTGCACCTGGTAGGTCGCGGTCAGCTTGCCGATGACTTCGTCGCCGCCCTCGGCGCGCGGCTCGGTGCGCACGCAGCGCAGGCCCCGACCGAGGGTGTTCAGTTCGCCGTCGACGGCGATCACGCGGTGCGCCTGCAGGTGCAGCCGGTCGGCCGCGGTCTCCCAGTCGTCGCCGCGCACCAGCAGGTCCAGCTCGAACTCCATCAGGCCGCGGTGCACGGCGTGGGCGAAGGCGTCGGCCTGGCCGGTGGAGCGGCGAATGTTGATGGCCGGCACCTCGTCGGCGCCGAATGCATCGACCCGGCCGCGGTGGACGCGTCCTGCGGCATCGGTCCCTGCCGCCTGCAGCGTGTTCAGCACGCGCGCCAGGATGCGCTCGTGGGCGCTGGTGAGCTGGTCGCCCGCGCTCATGCGGCCACCGCCTTCAGGTCGACCTGCAGTTCGGCGCCGTCGAGCAGCGGAACGCCCGCTTCGCGCGCGGCCCAGGTCCTGCCGGCCACGGTGAAACGGTCGCCGCGCTGCACGCCGTTTGGCGCGTCGGCGGCCTGCAGGCGAATCGTCGGCTCGGTGCGAATCTGCAGGCCGTCCAGACCCGTGCTGCCCGGCTCGTCGAGCAGCACGCGCACCGGCTGCGCATCGCCGCCAGCCGGCACGAACTGCGCGTCGCGCCCCAGCCGCGCGTACAGCATCGCCAGCTTGCGCGTGAAGATGTCGGCCATCGGTGCAGCCGTCCTCAGGCGTTGATCTTGACGTCGACGAAGCCGTCGCCGGCTGCGGCGGCCGAGAAGGCATAGCCGGCGGAGGCGAGCGCGACATTGCCGGCGCCGGTGGTGGCCAGCGTGACCAGCCCCTGCAGGTGGTCCCAGCGCACGCTGTCGCCTGCAGCGATGGCATCAGTCGCCAGCTTCGGGAGTCGAAAGACCTCCTCCACCGCGAACGTGCCGGGCGTGTTCGCCGCGACGTTGGAAACGGCCACGCCGATGCGGCTGCCGATCTTGGTGACGCCACCCGCAGAGACGGCTGCAGCGGGCGCAAAGGAGATGGTGCGGCCAGGCTGAACGAAGTTCTTCATGTGATCCTTGTTTGCTTGAGGTCAGTGGACTGGGCAGGTCAGCCGTTGCGCTGCAGCGTCTTCCAGTCGAGCGCCTTGGCGCTGGCGTCGATGCGAACCTTGAACTCGACACCGTCAACGCTCCAGCCCTGCTGCTGCTCCATCGTCGGCGTCTGGTTGCCGTCGAGGTAGTCGACCGTCACCACGTCGTGCATGCCTTGGTCGGCTGCGCCGTACCAGACGGTCGGTGAGGCGTCGTCCAGCCGCGCATCGGAGATCACTTCGAAGGTGCCGCGCACGCTGTTCGGCACGGTATTGGCCTTGCCGCCTGCGCCGCTCGCAACCTCGTACTCGCTGTCTCGCACGACGTTGGCCGTGCCCTGCAGGGAGATCGGCACCAGCAGTTTGGCCAAGCGGATGTTGAGCGCGCCGCTGGTCTGGCCGATGTCCTTTTGGCGCGCCATGGCGACGCGCATCGCATCCACGGCCGCGGTGGTGATTCCGGTGCCGTTCTGCAGATTGCCGTGGTCTGCGTGGAACAGCGCCTTGCCATCGGCCATCGGCGCGTTGCCGGTCAGCACCGCATAGGCCAGGTTGCCCACCGTGCGGATTGCAGCGCGGCCCATCTTGCGCGGGATGCGGGTGAATGCATCCAGGTCGTCGTTGATCACGGCTTGGCGCGTGATCTTGAAGATCTCGCCATAGGTGCCCAGGACTCGCGTCTCGGCGCGCTCGCCGATGGTGATGTACTTGTACTCACCGCCTTCTGGTACTTGGCGCAGCGCCGGGAAGCTGCCGATGTCGACCATGGCCATCGGCTTGAAGTCGGGCAGCGTGCCGGCACTGGTCCACAACTGGAAGGTCTCCTCGGCCTCGTCGTAACCCTTGAGCATGGCCTTCTGCGCGACGTTGGCCAGCAGGACCGGAAAGTCGCTGGTGCTGTGGGTGAACGCCAGGGCGATGAGGCCCATCTTGTCGGTACCTTCGTGACGCACACCGCGTGCCTGCAGCGACGCGCGGGCCATCTCCGTCAGGCTGAAACCACGCCAGGGATTGCTGGTGTCGTTCTTGGCAAAGCCGGCGCGGATATCCAGCGCGGCGGCCATCGCGGTCTTGCGCTTGTCCGTCTCGTCTTCCACGGTCACGACATAGGCGCCGGCGGCCGGCTCAGTACCGCGCGCCATCGCGTCCAGCAGTCGAGCCTTGGCCTGAACGACTGAGCAGTCCACGTCGGCCAGTGCGGCGTCGAGCGCGGCCTGCGCACCATCGCGATTGGCGTACGGCTGGAACGCGGCGCGTATGTCGGCTTGCCGCTGGTTCTCGGCGCGGGCGGCGACGCGGATCGCCTCCTGGTGGGCGACGGGTTCGGTGGTCTGGGCTTGAGCAGCGGGATTGGTCGGGTTCGGCATGGTGTCTTCCGTGGAGGCGGTATTCGAGGTTTGAGAAGGGATCGGCTGGGCGACAGGCAGGACGGTCTCGTTGGCGGCGTTTGCGCGGGGTGAAGGCAGGTTCATCGCTTGCGCTTGGCCACGCGTCCAGGGGAAGCGTGTCGCGCTCGCGCTGATCGGCAGCGCAGCGGTCGTGGCGTCGGCCAGCTTCTCCGTGACTGCCTCAGCAGCGCTGAACCAGTGGTCCTTGCCGTCGCTGAGCCAGGCCATCACCTCGTCGAAACCACGACCGGTCTTGCTGGCGTAGCTCGCAGCCATGGACTGCGCCCACTTGTCGAGCAGGTCGGCGTACTCGCGCAGCTCGGCCGCATTGCCGGAGGCACTACCCCAGGGCGCGTGGATCATCAGCATTGCGTTCTCCGCAATCTCGATGTGATCGCCGGCCATTGCGATCAGACTGGCGATCGACGCGGCGATGCCGTCCACCGACATGGTGACCGTGGCCGGGTGGCGCTTCAGCGCGTTGTAGATCGCGATGCCGTCGCTGACGGAGCCACCGTAGCTGTTGAGGCGAACCGTGATCGTCTCGGCGTCGAGCGCGGCAACAGTCTTGACGAAATCCTTGGCCGCGACGGTGTCGCCATACCAGGACTCACCGATATCGCCGTAGATCCAGATGTCGGCGTGCTGACCTGAGCCAGCCGATTGGGTAGATGCGAGCGGTCGACGCTGGACGCTGTACCAGGGTATGACGCTCATGCGATGACAAGTGCGTTGTGCATGCTGTCATGGTGGCGAAGGGTGTGTCCGATTTGCAGCCCAGACTCTGGACTTTCGTACCGCATCGCCCCCAAAGAGCGTTGCAGATCGAGCAATCGATGCCAAGTCGATGGGCTCGTGACTTTGGCCACCAGCGCCTGTCAAAGTCGACCGCGGTGATCTACGCTGAAGACGACGGAGAGGTTCCGTCGATCAGGGGAGCAAGGAATGGTGGGACATGTCAACTCAATACCCGGCCAAGCCGCCGCACCGTACAGAGGCCAATCGATACTGAACTGCGCTGGGTGTACCGCCGCAGGTGCCGTGAATCTCACGATCGGCACTTCGGCAATCTCCTCGGGAATGGCGTCAAGGGCACTGCACAACGTGGAAAACACCATGCAGTTCGGCACCAACCACAAGCTTCAAGCGTCGAACATTTCCCGCTACGTTTCGCTGAAGACCGGGCGCATCGCAACAAGGACGGAAGATCAAATCCCTCTCGCAGAGGCAGAGAAGTGGATGCTCAGCAAGCCAGACAAGACCGTGTTTGCGGTGTTCGCGCGTGGGCTAGTACCTTACGACCGCGTGAGTCGGGATCATTGGCTGAATGCCATCCTCGCCGGAGGCACGATCAGATACTTCGACTTCCAATCGATGCGGAACAGCGCAAGCCCCGTTCGACAGTTCGTAGGCCACGGCGATCCTTCGACTTCAACAAAACCGTTCGTAGGCGTCGTCACGCAAGCCTGGTGCGGAGCCAATCAGCAATCCAATCAGCAGTTGCATGGTCCTTATCAGACGGGCTCCTTTGACGGAGACGTCAAAGTGACGGTGCTTGCCTTCCTACCAGGCTAGATGATGCAGATTCCCTCTCCTCCCCAGGACGTCCGGGGTGTCGCCTCGCGCATATTGCGTAGACCTGTGACCGCGACAGACCAAAGAGTTCGCTGAGCTGCCGCACGTTGCGTCCATTGAACAGGTCTCGAATCCGGGCATCTCTATCGCGCAGGTCTGGGCCGGGAACATACAGTTTTGCCCCACCTAGACGATTGCGCATGCCGGCAACGATCTCCGCAGCGATCGAGCTGGCCCACGGATCCTTCAACCCCAAGCGATCCTGGAGGATCTCGCGAATGTCGACGGTCCATTGGGCGGCGTGATCGGCCTTGCGTGCGGCCATCTCGAACGTGTCATCTGGTCTGTTCACAGGCGGTTGCTCCATGCTTCGCTTGCAATGCTTTGGATTGGACTGATTCGAGAACGTGGCGGATCGACATTTGGTCGGACGCTGCCCGACAGTGCAGACGCCTGCACTGCGGTGACATCGCCTGATACCGTGGACTGAATCCGCGCAACACTCGCGAACAGGTCAGGTTCCAATCCCGCCTCCAACCGTGCCCACAGCTTGTCGCTAAGCGTGTGCAGGCCGAGCATCTGAGCGCAGAACAACGCGTACACGGTGCAGTCGAGCTTCTCGTTGCGCTTGCCGGCCGGCTTCAGCCAGCGGTGCTCCTCTCCGCGGCCCGTCTTCACCAGCATCCGGCTCTCGGCCGTGATTTGGGCGTAGAACTCGGCCGTCAGCTCGCGCGCGAAGTGGACGTAGCCGGGGCCGGGCTGGCTGACCTGCAGGCGGCCGTACAGCAGGTCCTTCGCGGTGTCCGTGCCGACATGCCACAGCCGCACGCCCTTGCGGATGGTTCGGCCGCGCTCGTTCACGTCCACAAGCACGCTGGCGCTCTTGATGGGTCGGCCCAACCGCGTCTCGCCCTTCACCGCGTACAGGTTCTGGTTCGGCCGGTTGCGCACGAAGACGTAGCACTGGTGCGTGAAGTGCCCGCCGGTGTCGATTGCCACTGCGTCCGCGCTCATCTCGACGCCGCAGGCATGACGGTAGGTCGCCTTGATCGCCGGGTCGAGCCTCAGATCCCACTCGCGCTGGTCGGCCGGGTTGCCGTAGATGACCAGGTCATCCACGACCCACATCTCCTCGCCGCGTCCGAAGCCCCACACGACCAGCTCCCAGCGGTCGCCTTGCACGTCCACGCCGATCGCGAGCTTCACAGCGCCGCGCGGCACGATGCGCAGCGGGTGACCGTTCTTGCCGCGCAGCGCAAGCTGGCTGGCGTCGGTCTTCTCCAGCTCCTGCTCGTAGGTCTCGCCGCGCGTGGTGTTGATGAAGGTCTTCAGGTCGCTGTCGTCTCCGGCTTGCGCCTTCTTCGCCGCGGTCAGCCAGTCGCGCACGATGCTGACCCACGTCGCCTGCGGGCTGTACGCGGTCCAGGCAAAGAACGCCACGTGCTTCGGCGGTGCGATCTCCTCGTCCGCTAAGTTGCGGAATCGCAGCTGGATCGGGTCACGCTCGTCGATCCACGTCCCGTCCTGCGCCTTCCAGCGACCGCGCCAGGCGGCCAAGTACTCGGCCTGGGTGATACAAGAGCCGCAGTGCGGGCAGACGTGATGCACGGTCTCCGGGTCACCGTCCGTCCACTTCAACCCATGCCGGGCTTCCTTGCCGCCCCAGTCGAGCGTGTGTTCCTCATCGCAGTGCGGGCAGCGAATGAAGTACTGGAAGCGCACGTCGGCCTGGTGCTCGCGGTCCTCGATCAGGCTGAAGCCCTTCAGCTTCGGCGTGCTGCCCGCCACCGACTTCGGGAAG